AAAAAAAAAACGGGCTCAAGGCCCGATGCAAAATTTAGAAAGGAAGTTTTCTCATCACCCACAAGTGGCTATGAGTTGCATGAGTCAATCAAATTTGATTGACAGGGGTAATTGTCAGCTATCCCTATACTCATAGTATACCATAACGCCCCGAGCTTGTCAACCACTTTCTCTAAAAAAATCATCTTTTAAGCAAAAAAAAACGCGTGTCACGCACGCGGAAAGGAATCCATGTTCAATGGATGACCGGTTGGGTTTTCCTCCCGATCTATTATTAGTATATCATAGACGGTCGCCTTTGTCAACCCCAATGGCGAAAAAAAGCAAAAAAAAAAGCGTGAACTCAATCACGCATACCAATGTACGACGAGCACGGGCCGGAAATGGCACTCGTATGTTTGCACATGGGCTCAATTTGTTGCGACTTGTTGTTCTTCACTTGTTTCTCTAAGCTAAGTATATCAGCCGGCCTACTATTATTGTATCACACAAGGCTCACCCTGTCAAGGATAAAGACGCCAAAAATCGACTTTCTGCAAAATAAAAAAGCCGGAGAAAGGAAATAAAAGTCCGGCTTTGGGTTGTCCCTTATGGGTCAAAACCCCTATGAATAGTATAACACACTCACGGGGGTTTGTCATGTTTATTGCGTCAGGTCGTCGAAATCGTAGCCGTTCATGAGGTCGTCGATGAGGTCGTCATAGTTGGTACCGTCTGGCGTGCTGTCGTCGGTTTGTCGCTGAGACGCGTCTAGCTCATAATTTTTGGCTGTGAGAATTCCATTTAGGTATAAAGTATCGCCTTCAGTCATTTTCACAATGTCAAAAACTTGCCCCAAAAGTTGACCATCTCGCACACTTTCTAAAACGTCCACCGCTTCCTGGAGTTCTTCCGGTAACTCCTCGCGGTATTCGCCGAGTGTTTCGATGGCGCCCGCCATCTTGTCGCGCATGCTGGCGAGTTCTTGCGCTAGTTGGTTGATCGGTTGCAAAAGCTGTTTGGTGTATTGCATATCTAGCGGTGGCTTTTTGGTTTGTTTCGGTGCCCGTTTGGCTTTTTCCTCGCTGTGCTTGTTATACGTTGATAACATGTGACCCTTTAGCATTTCGTCCATTACCCACCGGTTGGCGTCGGTGTCGATGGGGTCACCTTTTCGGTTTTTGGCTGGTTGATATCCTGCGTCGATTGCCGTTTGTCTCATGGCTTTGCTGATGGATGGTGTGTGTGCCATTTGGGGGCGTTTCCCTGTTTGATCCACTGGTGTATATCCAACCGCCCCGGCGTGAATGTGTGGGTTGGTTTCATCTAGGTGGACCGTAATATAAGAAAAGCGCATATGTGGCAGGAGGTCCGGGAGTTGGTGCGCGAAATCAACCAAGGCATCCCGGCGAGTGTTCCACTCCTTACCCCCGATGTCTAGGTTGTCCCAAATGTTGTGCTCACCTTGTTTGAGTTTTACACCTTCACTGGAAAAATAAGGGAGCCCGTCTTTGGTTAGGTCGGACGATTTCCCGAAGCTGAAGACAAACTCATTATACGGTTTGGGCTGGCGTTTGTCATGGTGGATTTTGTCGCTGTAATTCGTAAGCATACGCTCAGGGCGTTGGTCCGCCTTTTTTGCGTTATACTCGGCCACGTCTTCGGCGTAAACCTCATCAACCCACTCGGCGATGGACTTGTCACCGATGGTATCAAGTACGGTGACATTGTCAGGCGTCCGCTCCGGATCGATAAAGGTGTTACGGTGCTCTTCGACTTCTAGGCGCTTTTTGTTGCGTGAGTGGTTGGACCAGTGTGTCGCTTGGGTTGGTGTTACGACTACTCGTTGGCTTGTCATTGTGATTGTCTTTGTCATGTTTGTTTACCTTTCTTTCTTTGTGTGTATATTATACGCACGCGCCTCATTTGCTTTTGGTGCGTCGTGTTCCTTTGCGTTTTGGTGGTTGTGGCTCAAAGGTGCGGATCTCTGGGTGATCGATAACCAAGGCCAGCACGGCGTCAGCTGTTTCAGCTTTGGAAAGTGAGAGGGTCTTTCTCACGCGCACCGCCCAGTCTTGCTTTAAAATCTCGCGGTGCATTTCATTTGCTTCATCGAAAGCATATTCGCTCAGGGCTTCTTCTTGGAGCCTTGCGATTTCCTCAGGCTGTTCTTGTGCTATGCTGTGCATGGTGCGAAGGGTTTCGGTGCGTCGATCAATACCGCTACCGTTACCGCCGGACTTTTGGCAAGACTCAACCAGCCAGCGGTAGGCGAGATAGTGCAGGCGGGAAACTTTAGGAATCCGGAGTGAGATGTCGTCCCCTTCCGCTCGTGTTTTCCGCTCCTTGGTGGATAGGGTGGAAACGTCGGCGGGTTTGGCCTCTTTGGCTTTTTCCTCTTTTGCGTATTGCTTGAGCTGTTGGCTTGCCAGCATGGTTGTTGCTTTGGCCTTGGCTGTTGTGTGGATGGCGTGCCATTCGGTCACGCTCTTTTGGATGGTTTCGGGTGTTGCGTCGTCTCCCAGTTGGTCGGTGATATACTTGTGAGCCCGTAAGCCATAGGAGATATCCCGGCTGGTGTGTGCTGGTTTGGTTGGTGCCGCTACTTTGACCACCTTTGTTTGGCAGGCTGTCCGAAAAGTTGGGTCGAGGGATGCGAGCAGGTAACCAATACCGATCAGGGCTTCCATGTCTTGGGAGTAAATCACGTCTCGGTGTTGGGTGTAGTGTTGGCGTAGGTCGCCGGGGATAGTAATAGATGTTCTAGCCATTGTTTTTGGCTCCTTTCCTTTGTGTCGTTTTTGGCGTGTGGGTGTGTTGGTTGTTGCCACCCAGGGCTTGTGGTTTTGTTGCTGACCATTTGGCGGGGGCTGTTGGCTGTTGGTTGTTGGTGTGTTATTGTTGTCCGGTGTATTTGTTGTGTACCATAGCCGGTGAGGGGTGTATGGTTTGGCAATGTGTAAGACAACAATTCAACATCGCCGTCCCTCTTTATTATTAGTATACAACAAGGCCCGACGGAATGCAAGCCTTTTATGCCTAAAATTTGATTTTAATCGTAAATTTTTCAAAATCCGGACAAATCCTGACAAATTCGGGAGAAATCGGGGAGGAAATACCACGCCGTAAAATGCACGCTTTAAAAATCCCGCAACACCTAGAGCCTCAAGGCTTTGAGAGGTGTGAGAGGGGTAATTTTTAGAGAATTTCTTCCTATTATATACACCATTTCAACAGCACAAAAGCGAGAAAAAAAGTGGGTATATTATACCCACCGACGAAATAAAAGGGTGGGTATATTATACCCACAGTAAGAACCGCCCGCGGGTATATTATACCCACCCCGAAACAAAAAAGCGGGTATAATATACCCACCTGAAAAGCTGATCTTACGCGTAAGTCCACGACCCGGTAAAGGTTGCAAGGATGGAGCTTGCGTCGATGTTTGCCCCGTCGGGTTTGGTGCCCATGATGGTTTGGAGTTCCTCAATCCTGAAATTGTACCCATCGCCGGCAGTCACCATTTTTCCAACACCAACCCAGCCGCGGGTGTAAATGGTAGCCGTGCCAGACACCACACTTAACTTATAAGGCGCACCCATCACTGGAGAAAAGAGGATGGCCCCATCCCGCATGACTAAAGAGCCAGTACGACCAACCAAAGTGAAATCGTCACCGCGCATGGTGAGGCGTAAATCTCCGGCTTTGGTCAGTTGCCCACGATAAGGCGACGCGGTGCCGTCCATGGATACCCCGGTTTTACTGATGTTAATAGAACCACCGGCGCAAACGTGGCCAGTTTGTCCCGGCACTGGGTAAACGTTCAAGCCTTTGTTACTTTGCACAAAAAGGAGGTGATAGATCGAAAAGAAAGATTCCCCTTCCCAGTTTTGCTTTTTGTCCGCGTCTTGGTCCCGCTCGGGTAATTCCTCAACGCGCTCAACGTATTTACCGGACCCGCTCTTGGCGTGGATGTGGAAGTACAGCTCACCAATTCCGACGCCGTCGCCAGTTTTGCGAGTGTTTACCGTGTACGTTTCACCGGGAGCGCTAAACATACGCCCACCGGCTAGGAAAGTGACGGAATCACGAATGGTAAAAGTGACAGCTCCGCCAATGGTGCCCGATGCCGTGCTTTGGATGTACCCGTCCCGGTCACCGTTACAGATGACATCACCATGACCCAAAAAACAATCACGGCGGATTCGTGCGTCAACCTTTGCTTCATATGGGACCAACTGGCCCGCCTTGTCCTTCCCTGGTTTTGCCTTAGATTCAAAAGTGTAAGCTTTAATCGTCATTTTTTCGTAGTCCTTTCATTTCGGTTTAGAAGTTAATATATTAACCGCTTAATATGAGGGCTTAAATTTAATATATTAAGTGATTAATATATTAAGCGCCCGCCCTTATGTCGCCGGGTGTGCGTCTTGCACGATACCCGGCATGATGTGGGCACACTCCGCGGTGTACATGTTGCCACTTTTTAAGGCTTTATCATACTCCGCTAAAAAATGGGTCATCCAGTCATCACGACTTGCGAGCCAGTGATTGAAAAGCATTTGCACACCGACAAGCGGAGTGATAAGGCGCGTGAGTATCGTCTTTTCATCGCTTCCGACTTCGGTCAATGCCCGTTTGAAATCGTCCGCGGTCCCAATGTTGATATCGGACTGGTAGGAGTTGCCTTTTTTTATGAGGTGCGTGAAAGCCCACAGGGGCACGACATAAACCACATCAAAAGCATAAATGGCGTCACCGGTTGGAAAATCCGACCCGTAAGCTCGCAAGCTGTCATCACCAGCACCCAAAGTGAGCTGATAGGTAGCGTAAGGAATACGAGCGGAGAGGGTCACTTTTGCATAGCACTTTTCGTTGTAGCTATCAAAAAACGGTCTCGGTTTGCGGTCATATGTCGGCACGTAGTTGTGGCTTTTTAGTCGGTCAAGTTCAGTCCCTGTGATGTACTCGACATTAGAAACGGAGACGAAAACATCATCCACATGCAAATCAGCCATAAGCCCTGACATGGTCAAAGATCCGCCCCTCACGACCGTAGTCGGCCAAGATGAGGCAGAAGAACCCGACAACCACCGGGCTTTATCATGAAAGCCACGTAAACCACTACCGCCCCCTGTGTTGGTTACGGTAATAGACGCACCGGACAAACTCACCGGGTGTCGGTATACGTTGTACTCACTAAGTGGTCGGTCTAGTTCCGCAGTATATCCATTGACCGCAGGTTTGCCGGGGTATAGATGAGAGGCCAAACCCCACCAATCCGAAAGCGTCGGGTTATAATTGAGATCTACCACATCGCGGGAAATGATACCAAACAAGCGAGACCCTACGACGGTATCAAGATCGGCTTTGTAATTTCGAAACACCGGGTCCTCGCTCATGGTGCTGATATTTCCATAAGCTAAGAGGCCGGGTATGTTGTCGGTCATGTCTCGGTTTTCGTGGTATGGCGTGTAACCAATCGCCGGCTCTTCAAAAACGTACCGGGAAAGGTCACTTCTCACCATTCCCCACCAGCCGGTGTCTTTGTCGCCTGTTAGGTATGTCGCCACCTGTCCGGGTAAATTGTCACCGTTTCGGGTAGCATATGAGCCGGACGGCGTGCCGACGCTAGAAGACCAGCGCCAACCTTGCGGGGTTGGGTTGAAAGCGTATGGGTTGTGATTGTCAAGCGTATTAGCGGTGACCGCCACCGAATCACGCGGAGTGATTGATAATGGAGAAGAAGCGCCCGTAACTGGTGCATAATAAACTAAGATAGACGCATAAATACCCGAGTTACCCCGCTCATTTGGTTGGCGTTTCACGTCGTTAATAGATGGTTTATATCCATCTTGGCCAATGTAGGGACGACCAGGAATTGTGACGGGGTCCTCGTCGGGGTAGCTCCAAGCGTTGAGCGTGATGATTCCCACGCCTGCTTCTGGGTCAACAGTTCCCACCACCTCATTCGTTACTTCCAAATACCGCCCCGCTACATATCCGCGGGCCCGATTGATAACCACTTTTCCGTTTGTCAAAACGTAGCCGTCCAAATCCACCACGCACATAGGCGAAGACCCACGGCCGACAATTTCGGCGTCGGTCCGAATGGCTGAGTCTTCGAGGTTTGAGCCAGTCCGCGCCCCCATAATGGCATCCATTACGGAAGCATCATCACGCGCCCAGGTGAGGCTTTGGTCTTCGCCTTGCGTGTCAAATGTCATCGGTGCGATCATAGTCGATTACCTCGCAAGTTTTGTATTTTGGTGATTTGGTCAGCGACACCTCGCGGATTTGGTGCAAGCCATCCGCAACCACAAAAGAACCCGCGGATAACTTGTCGCCTAGGTTTAGCTCGTCGCTTTCTAGTTGTGCGAAATGCTGATCCAAAATGCGAGCGGTTCCAATTCGCCGTCCGTATAGGTTGTGCTCTACGATTACCGGCACCGCGTCGCCAATGTTACACGCCCGCAAATGGTCGGGCAAGATTCGAGCTTTAAATTTTGTCATGTTTAATCCCCCCATACGCTACCTATTTCCGGGTTGTAACCATACCACGGTAGCGTTTCGATTGTATATTTACGCCCTGCTGGTGTATAATTAACCTGCACCACGGACGCATTGGCACCGATAACGGAAGCACCAAAGCGGGTGGAGTGGTAGAGCGTAATGATTTCATCACCGCTAAATGTGGCGTTTCCGTAAAAGTCATTTTCGCTGAGCGTGAGCTGTACTGGTGTATAAGTTGCCTTCAAGCTATTAACCATGGCGCGGCGTAAGTTTGACCGCACAATTTTAAGCCAGTCGACTTGTACGCCGGCAAGTTCCACAACCTCGCCCGGTTTATCAGTTAAAGCATCAGCGAGAAGCTCTTTTGCTGTTTGTGGGTTGATGGGCTCGCCCAGTGCTTCTTTGACTTTGTCTTTGAAGGCTTTGTCGAAATCCTCCGCCTGTTGGTTTTGGGCGTCGACTTGGGCCTTTTTGGCATCCCACGCGGCCTTGTCGGCGTTATATTGCGTCTCATCACTGTAGGTGGTTTTGTCCGGTGCCGGCTCGTCCATTTTGGCTTTTTGCGTTGGGTTGTCGTGTGTCAAATCAGTGAGCTGACCATAACCAACGAGCACCGTTTGAAGGGCGGTGAGTCCATAGCCGGTATAATCGCTTTCCGTTACTTGGCCAATGGTTTTATAAGTCACGCCGGATTCCGTAGCCGTTGCAATTACCACACCCGCGCGGACGTAGTCGTCCCCGTTGTCTTGTGGTTGAATCCAAATGGTCGCGGCCGCGTTATTGTGAGAGGGTTGAAGTTGGATATTTGCGCCGGGTTTCGTTCTCACGCTGTGTCTTGGTGGTCGTCCGTCCACGCCGTTATAGATGTAAGAAAAGACGTAATACCCGCGCCCATCATGGCGCACAACAGCCCCCATGGTTAGAGTTTGGGTTTTTCGTTTGTTGTCGTCGGTGTAGGAGTAGGAATTTTTAATAGCGCGCGTGATGACGTCATAGGGCTTCACGTTTGTGCGCGTGAAATCGTCAGAAAACGAAGTCGAAAGGGTTTTCCAAAAGTTATCCGATCCGTTATACATAAAAGGCGTGAAACCTCGGACCCCGTGTTCTTTGTCACCGAAAGGGTACAACTTACAACTAAAAGCCCGCATATCCCGGCGGGATAGCATGGAAATAACGTCCAGCGTCGGCTCATTGTCCACCATTCCAACGTAACCGACCGTGACGTAAGAGTGGTTGTATTCGTTGTAATCGGATAGGACGAGCCGGTTCCCGTCCATGGCGGAAATGACGAAGGCCCTTTGGAAATATGACCGGGAGTCATACACATCATAGTGGCCAAAACCCGGGAGGTCAATGGCATAACCACGACCGACAACTTTTGAGCCGACCCGGTCATAATTAATCAAAGTTACGTTGAGAATATCCCCAATTTTGATGGGTTGCGATAAGGCGAGCTGACTGGGTGCCGTTACGGAACCGTTGGACGTGCTGGCTAAAGTCCCTATATTAATATCATAATCACTGGAAACAAATGAGCCGATTTTTTGGATATAATAGTTGTCGTCGCTGTAATAAAGGCTGGGCTTGGATTCGTAAACCTCGCACATTGCAATTTTTGGCATTGTCATATTGCTAACACCTCCCGGCGCATAATAATGGTGGACAACGTAACGCCGTTACATACCAGGATGTCGTCAACGTTGGCGCCCGTTTTTACGTAATTTCGAAAATCGATTCCAATCGACGAGCCACCGACCGTGTAAATATTAGCCCACGGTGCGGTATCGATCACAACGTTTCCAGCCGTGACAAAATCAAACTGATTGACCATGACGTCAGTCTGGGAAGCTTTAATCGCGATGCTTCCGCCTTTGTTGGCGTGACCGATTAGGAGATAAGATGAGTAAGAGCCGGCAAATGGGCCGTTTTGGTCGATGTCCTCTTCCGTGTAATTATGCACCGAAGCCTTAAAATTATACGGTTTCACTTTTATGTGGTCACCTTTTAATTTTGCCAACCCGTCGGCCAGTTTGTCTTTTGTGTCACGCTCTTCTTGGGCTGAAGCGAAGCCGTTACCTTTAATGTGTGTGGCTTGGTGCATCATGTGTGAGCCGGTGAGCTGAGACAGGGCCATTTTTTCCTCGTGCGTCACTGTCAGGTTTGGAGCGTGAACGGCAAAAACGGCGTAAACATCGGAGCCTTTTTGTAGTACGTTTCCCCATTTATTATACCATGACCCACGGCGGAGGACTTCCTCGATGATTTGCCCGTACCAATACGGATAGCCAAAAGGCATGGCTTTGTTGTTTTCGGGGTAGTTGGAGAAAACCTTAAGTTTGTGATCACCGTTTAAGTTTTGAGCTGTCCCCGGGTGGAGTGAGCGAGCCGCGCCAGTTTGTGTAAACGTGTAAAGCATTTGCCAAGCTCCAACGGTTGTGACCGTGATCGTTTCTAATAGTGAGGCTTGGGCATAGTTGCCCTCAGTTTTTGAAATGTCCGAAACATACCCCGGCCGGTAAGCGTAAGTGTACCCGCCATGAGTTGGGACGGCATAACGAAGCCACACCATTTGGCGTTGTGATAGGGCGGTGACCACATCCAAATATTTTTCATAGCCGGTGCTTTCCATTGTGGTTTGAAAAATCATCTTGAAGCTGATTTGACCGTTTGAAACCCCAAGCTGGCCGGCTTCGTTTCTTGTGTATCCTCCGCCGAGGTTGTTGGGCGTGTATAGTGGCGTTTCACTTCCAACCATTTTGGCGGATGTGAGTTCCTGCCCCGGGTTGGTTGCTATCAGGTCGTAAATACGTAATGGCATTTCTTGCTCTCCTTTGCTTTTCTCGTGCTGTTCTTCCTATTATTATATCATGAAAAGCTCATTTTGTACGGAATAAAAAGGAGGGTGTGAACCCTCCTTTTTTATAACTTGGTGCGAATCACTGCGGATTCTCCGATTTTGAAACCGACCACGAAAAACTTCGTTTCTTGCGGTGTTTCTTTTTTGTGTTGGTAATCCAGTACGGATGATAAAGTCCGGCGGTACGGTGTCGCACCTTGTGTTCTTACGATAACACTCATTTTTTTTCCTCCCTTATGCTAATCCCAGTTCCACCTCGTGGCGGATTTGGCGGGCTAAGCTTGTCACATCCATTCCCGGCGCTGGGTTGATGTTGATGTGTACTGCGTTTGAGCTGTTGTTGTTGATGGTTGAGGCGCTGGAATAATTGCCATAACTTGCATACTGGGCCCCGTCGTGAGAAGCTCCATCAGCTGATCCAAAGAATGTATCTTGTACCCAGTTCCAAATCCCTTCTCCGAGTTTTCCAATGGCGCCGACAAGATCCGAAATCCAACCAACAAAGGTGCCAAGTGCTTTGGACACGATGCCAAGAGTGGACGCGATACCTTTGAGGCCTTCGGCTACTACTGTACCAATTAACCAGCCCAAAAAGTCGGTGAATGGCTTGATATTTTTAATCAGTTTTCCGATATTTTCCCCAAGCTCGCTGAATGACTTCCAGAGGAAGTCGAGGATTCCGGTTTCCTGCATTTCGTCCAGTGCATCTTGAATTGGTTGAAGCGCTGAATCAAGGAATGATTTAACAACGTCAATCGCTCCGCTGATGGTGTTCCCCCAGCTGGTGAAATCCGCATCTTTGAAGAAGTCGGTGACGATTTTGAGAGCTTTTCCGATAACGTCGGAAACCGTTTCACTAAATGATGTGAACACATCAATAACGCCTTGGATTCCGGTTTGGAATGCCTTGCTGTCGGTAAATTCGGCCCAGGTGTCGCCGATGCCTTTGATGCTGTCGGCTATTCCCTTGATGTTCTCTTGGATGCTTGGGTCATTGAATGCCCCGCTAATTGCCTGACCAACATTTGTCGCCACGGACAAAAGCGACGCCGACAAACCGGCAAAGGCTGTGAGTATTGCTTGGAAGGCGTCGGACTCGATGAAGTTTTTGATATCCTCGAAAATGCCTTTGATGTTTTGGAATGCGTTTTGAATTTTCTCGTTGTTTTCAGGGTTGGCGAAGGCATCGCCGATGGCTTTCCCGACGCCCTTAATGATCCCGAAAATTTGTGCGATCGCGTCGTTGATACCTTGGAAGGTTTCCTTGATGGTGTCGGCGTTGCTTTGGTCCCCGAGCATGTTCTTGAAGGCACCGCTCACGTCTTTGACGAGTGAAACAATACCCCCAAGCACGGTGGACAACACACCCAGGGTCCCCGTGACAAACTCTTGAAAACCTGGCATTTTCACCATGTCGGCCAAGTTTTTGCCAATATCCTTGATACCTTCGACGATGTGCGAAATGGTGTCGCTGGTGTCACTGTTAGAAAAGGCGGTGCTGATGGACTTGATCAAGCCCGTGATAATATTAGTGGCTGAGCCTACCAGTGAAACGATGCCGTCCACCACTTGCCGAAAGACTCGTGATTTGGCAATACTTGCAATGGAGTCCACTATTTGCTTAATTAGGTTTCCAACTGCACCCAGTGAATTTTGCATGGTGTCGGATGCGAAAGCATCGCCAAGCACTTTGGCGATTGACTTGACCGCGTCCAAGATGGAGCTGATCACATGGCCCGCACCTTCGAAAGTTTTATTCCAGTCGATTTTTTCGACCATTGAGCCAATACCTTTAATAACAGTTCCGACAGCGTCGCTGATTTGTTTGAGGACGTCTAAGGCACCGCGGAATACGTCGCCAAAGTTAATATGTTGACCGATGGTTTTTAACACCTCAAAAACGGCTTTCGTCTTGGCTCCGACGATGTCAAACACCTTGACAACCCCGTCAAGCACGTCCGAAGAGTTCACACCTTTGAGGGCGTTTTTGATGATGTCACCAATTCCGCTAACCTTCGAAAAGGCTGATTCTATGCCTTTCGTGATGGGTGAAAAATCCATACCGTCGATTTTGTCGGTCAACTTGCTGACAAAGTCGATTCCTCCAGCTGTCAACTTACTGTAAACATTTTGGAATTTTTGCCCCAGTGTTTCTTGGAGTGTTTCGAAGGCTTCGCCCATGGTTTTTGGCACGGTCGCGGCTTTCTTGGCCGCGTCGGATTGTCCGATTTTGGCCACGGCTTGGTCTACCATTTCGGCTGAAATGGCGCCTTTTTCCATCGCATTTTGGAAATTCCCGAATTGCTTGATAACGTCCGGGAAGTTGCGCTCAATTTCCTTCTTAATGGCACCGCCCAAGCCCGCGTCTCTTAATTGCCCAAAATCCTGAGCCATTAATTTTCCGGCGCTATTGATTTGGGAGAAGATAACCCCGATGTCGGAGATCTTGCGGGAACCATCACCCAGTAAGGCGTAAGCGTTGGCGATGTTTTTGGTCAAATCGCCCGCCTTGTTGGCTTCCACGTTGGACGAAACCAAACCGGCGACCACTTTGTTCAATTCGCTTGATCCGTATGTGGTGGTTTTGGCATAGTCCGCCATGTCCTTGGTTAGTTTGTTGATGGTGCTGTCGTCAACGTCGGCAAAGTTTAAAACGTTTTTGAGTGACTTCGCTGATTTTTGGGCCTCTTCCATAGATGAGACCGCACCTTTAATGGTGCCGGATACAGCGTTGGTGATATTTTGGCCAACGGTCAAAAGTGACCCCCTCACAATTGTGCCAATTCCTGACGCGATCCCACGAAACGGAGCAGTGATGGCGCCGGTAATCGCATGACCGATGCCACTCATTCCGCCAACAATTGTGCGACTGATAAATCCGCCAACCTCCGAAAATGCACCAGTTACGGCACCTTTAACCGCTGAGCCTGCGGATTTGATACCCTCAACGCCAAGGCGTCCAACGGTTCCCCATACAGTGCTCAAGGTTTTGACAACGGCGGTCCCCATTTGAGCCGCGGCATCAACTGCCATTCCACCAACAGCCGAAACGCCAGTTTTTGCAACGCTTCCAAGTTTGGAGACAATCGCTTTCGGTGCTTGTTTAAGTGTTGATGTTAAACCTTCAAGCCCGACGGATGACAAGTTTTTGAGCTTTTCGGTAACCGTTCCGGGAGCTTTGGCGATATCTTTGATCGTTGAAATGATCCCGCGCGCCTTATTGGTTACGCCATCGTGTAGGACGACGTGGGCTTCGGCTTTTGCGTCGCCAATGGCTTTCAGTTTCGCCTTGGTTTCGTTGATTTGCTTGGTGATTTCCGTAAAGCCTTTGGGGTCGGCTTTTACATCGATATGTGAGAGCTCGGTGTCAAGTACGTTGACACGTTTTGTCAACAACTCGGCCAATTTGTCAAGCTGGTTAAAATTCGCTTTTACTTCATCAAATCCGGCTTTTGACCGGTTAAAATTGATGATCTCCTTTTGATTGCCTAATGTCGAAATCGCCGCGTCGATTCCTTCAATGGATTTCCCAAATTCGCGGACTCCAGTTCCCGGGTCAAATCGGAAAGTCCCGGCGGTTGCATTGAGTCGCTTGACAGCTGATTCACTGACCGAAAGCTGGCGGGTTAAAGAACGCGATTCGCGCTCAGCGTTCGCGACTTGCTTGGCTAATCGAAAATACGCGCTCGGGTCCACATCCGGGTCAATTTTGTCCAGGTCGTCTTTTAGTATCTTAGCTTTTTCCGTTGAAAGTGCCAAGGCTTGCGCGAGTTGCTCGTGGCGTTTGGTTACCAGGTCCGCATTGGTTGGGTCCAGCTTCATATCTTTGCTGAGTTCGTTGGCTTCCCTTTTGGCTTGGCTAATCGCCGCGGTTACCGTCTTTAAGCTCTTTTCGAGCTGGACGGTTTTACCGTTGATTTCTATTTCTAGCTTATTTGCCACGGTGTTTTACCTCCTTTTTTGTTGTTGTTTGGCTACCCGGTTATATACCTCAATAGCCATGTCATAGGGTGCATCCAGTAGCACCTGGTCGTTGATGTGCTCGGACGCTGTCAAATTGATGATGGTTGTCATAACTACCTTTTTTGGGTAGCGCTGGCGGGTCCTCGCGTGGAGTTCGTCAGTTGCATCAGGGATAAAATCCGGGCCGTCTTCGTCTTCCTCCGGTGTCACCGTTGGTGTCATCAAGTCCAAAAGCGGGCCGTCTGGATCAATTCCGATTAAATCCAGCCCCTCCATGATTTGGGAGGTGATGAGTCCTAGCTGGGTTTTTTGCCCGAGTTCCTGCTGGGCCAGTGCCCGGTCGAGTTCTTGGAAATCGTCGAAAATGTCCCGGCCTGTTTTTAAGGTGTAGTTCATCACCTGTCGTAATGTTAACATATTAACCTCTCAATATATTAAAAAGGCTACGGCCTTAAAAAGCCATAGCCGTGTCAATTAGCTGAATAAGTCATCGGCCAACTCTGCCGGGTCGACATTGTCGATAATGTCGTAGCGTTCGTCGTCGTTGCCTTCTTTGGTTAACCGTTGGTACTCCTTGCGGGCGTCAATGACGTTGTAAGTGTCTAGCAGGTAAAGGCCAAGGGTCAAGACTTCGAGAGCCTCAATTTTTTCTTCTCCGGTTCCTTCGCCAACTTTTTGGACGACGTCCAAAAGGTGTTGATTGGTGACCAATTTGAAGTTTTTGAGTTTGGAGTATTTAACTTTTGACATTTTGGATATTTCCTTTCGTTTCTATCGATTAGGCGCTACGGGTTGCTGTTGCTTGTGAGTTAGCCAAGACCGCAGTGGTACCCGGTACGTAATCCGGCAGGATGATTCCTCCACCGTCGATATAATCCAGCACTTTTTGGACGTCATCACCGTAGTAGATATACTCAAATTCCGCTGACTTCAACCCTTTTTTGGTTGTGTAGTAATCACTTCCTGAAGCTTGTACCGCTGCTTCCCATTGCACCGCGGTTGGTGTTTCCGAGCTGTCAGTGGTTGTTGATTTGCTTGGTTTAGATGTCACTGACATGTTGGGATAAACAGTAACCAAAAGCGCGCGGGTTCCGTCGCGTTTGGTTCCTAGTGTTGCGTATTGAATCAAGCGTTGCGGATATTGACCAATGGAAGCAAAACCGGCGCCGTTCGTTGTCGTGTCTTGACCAAAGAATTTGACACGCAAATCCGGATCAAGTTGTAAAAAGTTAAGCGTACCCTTAAGCAAGCTAGCCCCCGCAATAGTTGCGTGGTCGGGCACATCATCAGCCGCGATGTTGGTCACGTTGGCTTCGTCCGACATTGCGGAAACTGAAACCAATCCAGTACCTTTGATTACGTCACTATATTTCACCTTAGAATCAAGGGATGCAATTAGCAAACGTTGGTTACCATGGAACATGGCACGGTCATTATATTGAAATACCATATTTATTTTACCTCATTTATTTTAGTCGTTGTCGTGCGTCTTGGAGCACTTTGGTGAGCGTACGCGCGCCATCTGGAATCCGGCGAGGAGCCAGATACACCAGCGCGTGGTACGATTTGTTACTGTAGGAGGAGCGCTCGCTTCCGTCGACCAGGTAGGTCGCCGACTGTCCGGGCTTGGCTTTATTTTTAACCATCAGCCGGATATTTCGCGCCAGCTCTCCGGTGCGTTGATGGCGTCGGGCATAAAGACGGAGATCGTCCATCACGCCTTGCGCTACATCGCGCACCGCATCATCTGCGATGGCTCGCACGTTGTCCGCGATGGCTTCTAAATTGTCATTACTCATCCGGCACACTCCCCGGGCCAATTAACGTTACCGAGCCCGTAAAAATATTATATCCGCTGTCCTCATCGTATTCGACAAAATTGACTCCGTTTTCCAATTGCTCTAAAATGGCTTTATTGGTAAAAGCGGGGCGAGTTTGTAAGAAAATGAGATCATATGTGGATGATGCAATCATGGGGACGCCGTCCGAGTATACAGGCTGTGAGCCTCGGTGGGTAATAAAAAGCGTGGGTCTGGTAATCATGTCTTTGGTGGTCCCAAGCACGATATCCCAATCAGGCAACTCTTCAGCCAGCCAACGGTAAAACTCGTAATATGTGCGATACATCATTAGCGTTTCCCCCTTGCTGAAGTTCCTTCAATAAAGTACGACGTGCCGGTGTTATCCTGCGTGAAATCAGTCACGCTGTATTTAATACCCTGGTGGATAAAATACGGCGTGTTGTCCTGATTGTACCCCGGGCCGAAAAGTTGGATTTTAAACCGTAACGCTCGGCCAGCTCCTCGCTCATTATATTTGTCACGCTGTTCACGGGTCACCTTTTGTTTGACAATTGGGACATCTAACCGCGTTTCGGTTTCGATGTATTCCCCGTTTTTGTTTTTGTGTTGTGAAATCGTAATGAGTGTTACTTGGTCATACATATCAGGCACCCCCGTACGTCAACTGGTTGATAATTTGGCGTAGTCGCTCGGTTTCACTTTGTCGAAACGTTGGGGCCGCATCCTGCAACATGCCAAGCCGTACATACGTATTAACGTACGCCGAAACAAGGGGCCTTTTTGCACCAGTGATACCAGCCACGGTGAGAGAGGCGAGGGCTGTCTCAATCAAGCCCAAAACCTCCTCGTCATAGACTGTGACACCATCGGGCATTCTCAGGTAGGTCTTAGCGTCCTTTAAAAATTCGTTTGGTGTCATATTTTTACCTCACTTTTTAGCGTTCAGTATCGATTACCGAAATCCCGCCAAATGCTACAGGGCGACCAGTTGCTGGCGTTTCCACTAGGATATCATTTTCGTTTCGTAGGAGTTGGAATTGCTCAATTCGTGCCAATGGTTGGTGGTCGATGTGATAAGCACCTTCAGCCATTACGGTTGGTTTGATTGCTTTGGTGCCTTGGTAAATGACGATCCCATCGAGGCCAAAAGTATCTTGGATCGCTTGGTTCGTCGCAAAAAATGTGGTGTTAGGCCATTTGGCTCTCACCGCCGCGATGATGTCGCGTTTTTGTTGTTTAGTTACAACTAGGTATTTCTTACCTGGTGCGTCGATGGCGTCAACCGCTTCTTCTACTGCGGCCACGAGGTCCTTTTTACCCGCGACGTGTGCCACTTTGTTTGTGTCGGTTTCGTTAAGGATCGAAATGAAGCCATTTTCGGTAGTAGATGATCCAGTTTCACCATCAGTGGCGCTACCTTCAACTAGGGCCAAATCAACGATTTTATCGATAACGCGTTGGGCTAATTCAGCGACGATAGTGTTGTATAGCTCACCGTAATTGTCGATGGTGCGTTTGTCGATTTCGTTGATGGATTGGACTTTGTAGATCATTTTCGGTTTGATCGCGCTCACTTTAAGGCTTGCGGCTTGTTTCACCTTATCAGTACCCGGGATGTGGACCTGTGCCTCGTCGCTTGATGTCAATTCGCGAGTAACAAGGAGCGCCCCCAAGTTTGAAATTTTAAACAGTGGGTAAACTGGATTGGAACGCGTCAAAATTGTTTCCAATTGGAGTTCCAATTTGCGCGGAAGGTAGTTATCCTTATCAGTTACTGTGATTCCGTTTTGTTGGAGTTTCTCAGTCCACGCCTTTTTAAATTCAGCGTCAGATGCTGAATTTAGATGCAATTGCGCGAAATCCTCCATAGCTTTTTCAGTTTCTAGGTATGGTTTATTTACTGTTTTGTCCATGTTGTCCTCCGTTTGGATCAGTTGATTACGTTGTGCTTTTAGCTCTTTGATTTCGTCGCTGATTTTGTTGAGTGCCTCAACATCCGTCGCGACTTTGGCTGATTCCGCCAACTCTTCGAGCTTGTTGTCGATGGATTCGATTCGGTCGATTAGTTTCATCGGGTTTCCCTCCATATTATTATCTTATCATATTATATCACTTTTATCTGACGGCGTCAGATAAAAAGTGCACTACGAAGCACATTTAGCCGAATTTCTTCCAGTTCGTCTTCTTTGTCGGTTTCGGTTTCGTCCGTTGTAACCGTCGCGGTTACATCAGCTGGAACCTCTCCGGCTTCGGTTTCGTCGGTTTCGGCTTCGTCCGTTGTAACCGTCGCGGTTACATCAGCCGGAGCCTCTCCGTTTTCGGTCTCGCCGGTTTCGGTTTCATCCGTTGTAACCGTCGGGGTTACATCAGCCGGAGCCTCTCCGTTTTCGGTTGTAACCGTCGGGGTTACATCAGCTGAGCCCGTTTCAGTGTTGGAAACTTCCCCGGTGTGACGATCGGCACCAACGCTCACGAGGGAAACCTCTTTTAGGATTGCGCTATTAACTCGGACGTATTCACCATCTTCCATGACGTCGTAATCCTTGATGTAGTAGCTCACGCTTAATTCGTTGATGACGCCATCGCGCCAAAGTTGCTCCGCGTGTTGGGCTTGTGGGGTTGTGTCGTAAAATGTGATCTCTCCCACAAATTCGCCGGCTTCGTTTGGTTTTCCATTGGTGGTGATATATCCGACGACATCTTCCACCCGGTTATCCGCGTGTTCTACCAAAACCGGGTAACGGTCGCGGGTTGTTTGGATGGAATTGGCGGTGAGTTGTAACTTGTTGTCGTTGACCTCGTCGACGTGTGCATAGACAACGCGGTAAGATTTGGGCGCGTTGTCTCCTGCACTATTTCGGACCAAGTCACCAACCGTGATGACGTTTTCACGTTCATCAATCAGTACGTTCTTGATTTTCATATTTTTTCCCCTTGTGTCCTATTATCCAATCAATACGGCCGCAGGTTTGGCGGTGTTGGTGCCTGCATCGTATACCACGCGCGCACCATCTGGGCGCGTTAGTACATACACATCAGTGGCGATTTGGTCGGCTTTGTAAGCTTTGCTCACGTTCACAAGGAAATTAGCCCCCACTGGTTGCACGTTTTTGACTTCTTGTGTGCCTTTGGAAATTTTAAGGCGTGACCCATCGTAAGTGTAAGTGTAGTCCTTATTTTTGAGGTCGGCTGTGGCTGTTGCGATGGCTTTGTCTACTGTTTGTTTGGCGTCGCGGTTGTAGTCGAAAATCTGAGAAGCGACCAAAGAGCTCAAACCTGTGAAAATTCCCAAGTTTGTGTACGTTTGCTGATCGTTTAACATTTGCGTGACTTTGGTTTGCACGTCGGCAGGTGTTGCTTTGCCGTTGATGCGTTCGGTCAATTTTGCCCAAATGTCGGTCGTGTTATAATCGGCCGCAGTGTCTAAGATGGCCTTGGCGATTTTCTTGATATGGTCATCTCCCACGGCCGCGCTTGTTGCATTAGCGGTCGCTTGTGTCAGTGTTTCAGTTGCGGTTTCGTCAACCAGTGCGGCGATCGCGTCGATTAGTTGGGCAAAATTGGACCCGTTGGCTAATTGGCCGTCAGTCCATTTTGGCTTTTGGGATTGCGTAAAAGCGTTTGTTTTTTGTGTCATGGTGTTGTCACTCCTTAATTTTTAATTTGGGTTACGTATTGCTTGCCGGTTGATGGATCGGTGTAGACGATGAGGGCCGAGTTAATGTTAAACAAGCGACCGGTCCAACATTTCGAGGGGCCGTCATATTGCGGGTTGCCGTAGAAATCGCCCCGGAAGTAAATTTGATACAGTCCATTTTGGGCTCCATAATAACTATCACTGAACATGTCGACAGCATATGATGTCACAGCGAGTATTTTACCGTCACCAACAAACTGAGCTTTTTGAATAGTCAGTTGTGTGGCTGTCACACCTGATAGATACTTGATGAAATTATCTCCATGTGGCGCGCCTGACCAGCTGTCCCGATCGACTCCGGTCGTTTTTGCATAGGTATCACCAGATGAAATTTGGATGATTTCCGTGGTTCCATCGGTTGATTTAGCGAGCAAAACGGGTACGTCTATATGATACCAACTATCACCGCGGTAGGCTGACAACAAATCCGATGGGATAACTTGGCTGGGCCAGCTTGACATAAAGTTTCCCGCGCCCAGTTTTAGACACTGCCCGATACTGCCACTTTTGACATCTACGGTGTCAATTGGTTTACGATAACTTGGTGCAGGTGGTGCAACTTTTGCGATTTCGTCGTCTATCGTTCGCCCGATGTCCTGCAAGTTTTGAGACGTCAAAGGCGCCCCAGTTCCTGCTTTTTGTTTAATGGCGGATTCGACGGTTCCGATGAAACGTTCACCGCCACCATTGCCGCTGTAGTCTGGAAATGACATTTCTTATCCTCCTTTTCTCTTTGCGCCGAGGCTCAAAACGTCCGCGTCGCTATAAATTCCGAGCTCATACATCTCACCCCAAAATGTCGAATCGCCCAAATCGCGCACAGGGATATACCAGTAATCACCATTAGCACGACGCTGACTGATCCATTCGTAGCCCCCGGCGATGAGTCGCCGGTCGTACTTGATGGCGTCGCCTGCTTGAAACATGTAGGCTTGCGGGTTGTTTTTGTCTGGTCCTTTGGTTCTTGCTTTAATGTTATACCCACACCGAAACACACCAAGGGCAGGCTCTCCTTTTGGTGCCTGCGTTGGTGCTTGTGGTTGCGTTTGTGGTTTACTTTGTGCTGGTTGAGTTGTTTGTGTGCTTAGTTGTTGAATACGGTTGATAAAATCAGCCCATCCGACCCCTACGATGGAGTCCATATGGTCCGACCCGCCAAATTCTACCGACGCTGTCGCGTGGTCGATGATGCGGTAGTCGCTAAATGGTACGCCTGACTCGCGGATTTTCTTCGCCACGTATTGGGCGACCGCTTCCGCGCTTTGTCGGTTTTTTTGCGCATCGTTACTGATACATTGTTCCACTTGTAAAAATGCGTACTTGTTAACGTATCCCGCGCCCCAAGCTACGAGCCCATAAGGCGCGAGCTCGACCACGTCACCGTTCCAGTCGCAAAAGGCATGGACAAAAGTTTGAATGTTTTGCCATTCGCGGTTAAAATACACGCCCTCATTTTTTGCGGTGGCTTCCGGCGTTGCCGTGTTGTGGATGATAATAATCCGTTTTCCATTATGTGGTGTGGCTTGCTGGTTTGGCAAGCCTTGGAGATATGATTTTTGTACATTAATTTCCATTGTCTTCCTCCGTTTTTTCGTCGTCGCCATATTTTACTTCCACGCTGTTTAAATTCGTGCGGAATGTGTCCCCGCCCTCGATTGGGTCGTAACCCATCAAAACGCGAATTTCGTTGACCGTCAAAAATGCCCCGTTGGTGTTGGCTTTGGCGAGTGCGACGATTTGGTCCATGGATGCCCACTTTGTGATTGGTTGGGAAATTTTCACACGTTCAAAAGTGGATTTTTGTCCAGTGTTGATGCGTGCGTTGGTCGTTAAAAGTTTGTAAGTCAGCTCAGTTTCAAGCTCATTCACCAACGGGCTCAAAACTTGGTCCACAAAATGCCGGTAATCGGCTTCCGTGTACTCACCGGTTAGCAAGCTTTCCGAAAGGCCAAAGCCATTTAGGATTTCCCTTTTGATAATTTTTACGGCTTCATCCGGGATGGTTTTGTATTCGTTTTTTAGTTCCACGACGTCGGCTTTGGCGTCGATAATTCCCAGCCCGTTATACGCGGCCACCTTTTGCATGACTTTCAATTGGTCGAGGGCTTGGTTTTTGAATGCTTCAGCATTGCTCCCCACGGCCGCATTGATTTTCAGGAATCCCCGCAAATTATTGCCTGAGAGTTCCCGCCCGATATTGGTCAAAATTGAATCATACAGTGACGCATTGGCGGAAATGTAATAAGGCGACGTAATCGCCAGCACGTCATCCGGTGCTTTGTTGTATCCCTCTTGGTCCGTCAATTTAAGGGCGGTTAAAATTCCATTTTTTCGGACCGGTTTCAAATACACGGTGGCCCCGGTCATAATGCGCGTGGCAATTTGTCGGCGCCATTCGGCATTGGTTTTGTAACCGTTGGGCGCAAAATTTAGCACCTCGTAAATATCGCTCCCTAATTTGTCCCTTTGCAAATATTTGCCGTCTTCTTGGCGGACATACACCCGGTGGCGGATGTCCAATTTTGAAAATTCGCGGGCCACAAAGTAGATGACCGACTGCATGTAAGCGGACGTATATTGCACCGCTTGGTCGGACCAGGTGACGACCTGAGTCCGCTTGTCAACGTCGCCCCGCATCATGCGGACGACTGATTCGATGACTCCCATTGTGTGTCACCTCCTTATTTTACCATAGTGTAGTATTCGGCGTGCTGATTGTGCCGTGGGTTTTGCTGTTGTGGCACTTTTGACATAAAAGCCAAAGGTTGGCAGGGTTATAAGCTATATTCCAGTCGTGCATGTTGTCCACCGTTACGGGTGTCTTGTGGTCGACCACGTAACGCCCGGTGATTGGCGCCCCGCAGTATTGGCAGGTCATTTCGTCCCTCAATTTTATAGCATCCCGCGTTTTAATCCATTTGGACGACTGGTAAAACCCAGTATCCCGCACGCCTTTTGCTTGTTTTTCTTTGTTTGGCAGGTAATCAACCATGACGACTACCCGCGCACGTCGTTTTTGTCGTCGGTTGATCCTTGCTCACCAGGAATGGTGATTCCGTGCTTGTCCTGTTTGTTGGCCACTTCTTGAGGCAAGTATTTATAGGCAATTTTCGTTAGCCAGTTCTTACTTTGTGGATATGCCGCGGAATAATTGGCCACGATTGACGTTGCACCTGAAACCACATATAAAACAGTAACAAGCATTGAAACGGTGGTGACATATGTCGTGTCCGCGTGGTCCGCTGGGATTAGTGACACCAGCGACTGCAAACCAAACGGGATCGAAATGATCAAAAGGTTATTGATTAAGCCATAAATTAGTGATTTGGACAAAGTGCTTTTGGCTTTAATGCTGAGTGATACAGCGGCCCAAAGGTCGACAAGTGCCACCACGAGCATGACAATCGACATATCAGTCGGGCGAAGGTGTGTTAGTTGGTTTAATAATCCGTCCATTTTTTTTCGGTTTCCTCCGTAAAGTTATTCTTATGTTATTATATCAAATTCAGGGCGCCCTGTCAGTAATAATGAGGCTTTAAATACCTTTAACGATTGCAGTTTTTAATGCGATGACCAAAGCCACAGCCGGGTCAATTTTGTCGGCGTCGGTTAGTTTGGTTGCCATGTAATCCCCCGAGGTTCCAACTTTGACCGCTAAGTTGTTTAATGACCATTCCAAAATCCGCGAATTGTGGACCAGTGAGCCTTCTTTGAGTTTGTCCTTCGTCAGTTTTAGATAGTCGGAAAGGGCGAAACCTTGGCGGATTGGTAATTGCCTTTCTTTGTTGACATCGAAGAAGTAATCGTCGATAAGTTGGCGCAGGTTATCGTAGCGCGAGGGGTCATAGCCAATATAAGTCATTTGGCACCCGGTTTTGTGCACGAATTGTTGCAAAACGTCCAAGACATCGGCCGCCGTAATGTAAGCGCCTTGCGTAATCGTTAAATTTTCCATGTTGCGGAGCAAAGTTGCCTGCGCTTCGGGTAGTTTGTCCAGTGTGTTTTTAGATCCCAAAGCTTCCACGTGGGCATATGTGATGCCGTTTTTTTCGGTCAGGAAAACAAGCGCGGTCAAATCACCAACCAAGGAAAGGTCGACACCCAGCACGCATTCCGCACCGGTCCACACCTCGTCGAAGTCGTAATCCGTACGGGCGGATTCTTCGGGCATAATGTATTTGGTGGTATCCTGTACCGCTACCCCCATATTATAGGACAAAAACTGAAGCTGTAAGGCGTTATCACGTGAGGCGATCCGGTATTCGTCCCGGACGGCTTCAATTTTTGGTAGTCCACCGGGAAGCATCGGTGCGGCCTTGGTCCAGTTGCTCTCATCGGTAACCTCTCCCGCCTCGTCTAGTTGGTAGATGAGCCCGATCGAGCGGTCATTTTCGAATTCAGCCTCACTGGTGAAACGCTCAACCATGGAATCGTAAAGATACCCGCGAGTAATACCACCTGAGGTGATGTAAATGGACCGCCAGCTTTTTTGCTTTTGGCGTGAGCCTTTGTTAACCGCTGAAACCACATCTTCTTTATAGACGTGCAATTCATCAAAAATATTTAGGCTTGTATTACCCCCTTGCAAACGCGCCACATCATGGGTCGCTTTTCTCACTTCGTTTGCGGTTGGCACGCATTTTATGCCGGTTTTGGTGGTTTTTAGCTGTCCGGTGTCTCCCAGCATGCGAAGCAGTCCATCACCGGCGGTGATTTGGTTCCTGATTTGTCCGTAAACGTGCTCGGCTTGGTTGTTATCATAGGCTATCACCCACGACTCCCCGCCATAGTTGCCACCATATAAAAGCCAATAAGCCTCTAAGGCCGCCATCAGGGTTGATTTTCCCGCCCCGCGGATGATGGTTAAAAGGGTTTCCTCAATTAATGCGGCGCCGTCGTTGGTGTAGTAGCCCCACCACAGCTCCATCCACCATTTTTGGGCGGGCTGTAACTTTAGCAAACCCAAAGTTCCGGTGGTCATATAAACTTGCGACTCTATAAAATTGATAACGTTTTCAACGATATCAGGCCGGTACTGATATTTCCCCTCTAGTGCGCGCTGGTGAATTCGCTTGTGCTTTTGAATTGCTCGCTTGATGGCTTTACTATGTCGCACGCCGTGGGCTTTGTCATATTCAATCAGCTCATTCAGGTATTTCATTTTCTCGTATCCTTTCAAAAAAAAGGCACGTTTCGTGCCTTATTCCTATAATATTATGCGAATGATCCCCACGCTGGACCGGTTCGTTTGGTTCCGTTACTTTCACCAGTTGGGATGTACCAGTAGCCACCGCCGGAGCGTGGTTGGCGGATCCATACGTAGCCGTTAGCGTGGCAGTACGCGTCATAATTGATACGAGAACCAGCCGGGAAGAGGTACGGGCTCTTGTTGTTGGTTGATGGTCCACCTTCACGGGCGTAAATCGCATATTGACTTGTAAATGTTGCGGATTCCGCGATCCAGTTACTATTAGCGCTTGCCACCGCTTGTGGTGCTGGTGCTTTGGCTGTTTGTGTACCGGTGAATGCTTTAGGTCGGAACGCCGTGTCGTAAGTTGCCGAATATGGCAACCATACCAAATTATAGCATGACCCACCGCCAGGATATGGGGCGCCGTTTTGGTTTTGGCCTAGGAAATACCCACCACCATTTCCGGCGTCACTGTGGAAAATTGCCACGTGTGAATAAGGTGTTGAGCTTGTCACCGCAAAAACGGCAACGTCTCCGGGTTGCATGCGTTCAACTTCAACGAAACCGTTTAAAATTCCATTTGTTGCGCGCTGTTCCCAAAGGTCGCGAGCGTATCCGGTGTTGGTGCAGTTTACGATGGGAACGCCGAGGAATCGGCAGTAATCCGCGAAACCGTCCCAACATTGGGCGCCATAATATCCGTCGATGTCATAACCTCGACCGATTGAGCGGTTGTAATATTCATTATAACTTACCATTACTTTTTCTCCTTGTATCGTTGGTATTGTGTCACCAGTTGGTCGACGTGTGTTTGTGCTTTCTCCATGATGGGGCGCATTTTTGCCCGTATCGCGTCGTAATCGATCCCGCCTTGTTCGTCCACTAGCACTTCGATTTCGGTTTCCTTCAGTACTTGCAGGGTGACGGAGTCATTATAGTTGGCGTATTCAAAAAGCGCATCTAATTGCGTTGACACATACAAACCAAACTCGGGCGCCTTGCTCTCTTCGTCCAATGGTTGAAGTGTCATGACATCCGACGCGATAAAATAAAGTCCCACACCCACACGTTGTATCCATCACCACGTCGTCGGCGGTAACGTCTAGAAGTCGCACCATTAATTGCGCGATATGTGGGGGGGTCATAACTTGCCCCGCGTTTGATTTCCCTTGCATGTTGGCGTGCATTCGGTACATCATGCCGGCCAGGTCATAGATATCGCCATTTCTCAAAAATGGGCAACTTCGGCCACTGTATCCACGTAGTCACTGACGCCTCGGGACTCGCTACCTTTGTTGGTTTGGATGGTATCACGTAGTGCATCACGTACGCTGTCAATTTCGCAAGCGTCCACAAGGTACGCGAGCAAATCATCAACCGTCACGCATTTTCTCATTTTGTCGGAATATGTGTTAAGAGCCGACAGCGCAACCAG